ACCTTCTGCGCCTTGGCGTGCTCGCCCTCGTAAACCAGCCCCGCAACCTGCGCCCTGACCGCCTCAGCAATCCTCACGGCATTGGCCAAGGCGGTGATCTTCTGGTGCGACCACGGCTCTTTTGCCGCGAGTTCCTCGAGGCGGCTGCGGTAGGTTGCGATGACCACGCCGAACGCGGGATCAATGAACTCGTCCAGCGCCATTTGGGCGCGGCGGCCGCGTTCGATGCGTTGGGTTTCGGTCATTCTGCCAAGCTCCCACCCTCGCGGTTGCTCTTGAGCTCGCTTTCATAGTCACGGCGCTGCGCATCGCGTGCGGCTAGGTGTTCCCGCATCTCCATCTCGCGCTGCTTCATTTCGAGCTCGGCCCGAAGACGCTGCTCGTTCATCAGGATTTCGGCCTCGGCCTTCTGGCGTTCCAGTTCCATCTTCGCTGCCGCCTCTTCGCGGGCAAGCTGGATCTTCAGCGCCGACTCCTGCTGCTTGCCGTCGAGCTCAGCGGCTTTCATCTGCATGTCGCCTTCGTGCTTAGCCTGCTCCATCTGTAGCTTGGCTTGGACCTCAAGCATCTTCGGATCGGGCTGCGGCTCGGCGGGCGGCATCTGGTCGGGGTCGTTGAAATACTCCGAAACGTCCCCGAGCTGGGCGTCGGCAATGAACCCCTTGGCAGTGTTGAACAGCTTTTTCTCGTCAACGATGCGAAGGCCGGCCTCCATCGCGGCGGCCTGCATCGCCCCCAGTTCGCGGCGAAAGGCGAGGCGCGTTTCCTTGCGCGAGGCCCCAAGCCCAACCTTGACGCGGGCGATCATGTCTTCCGGCCACTGACGGGGATCGACCTCGACATATTCGCCGTCGATGGGAACGGTGATCGGCTGTCCGTATCTCCGGAGCAGCTTGGCCTTCTTGGTAATCAGCTTCGCCAGCGCATTGGCGAAGTTGCGCGCGACATACTCCTCCATCTGCTCACCCTTCTGGATGAGCTGCGCCTGACCTCGCGCGGTGGCATTCAGCGTCTCTTCGTCAAGTCCTTGGTTGAGCCGCGTAATCCCGGTACGGGACTCCCTCTTGCGCTCCAGATATTCGAGGGCGCTGAAACCAACGGATGCATCGAACGCGCCCTGCCGTTCAGCTGGCGAGTTGGGCCCCTTGTAACGAATGAGCCCGCCGGCCCTGACCGTCAGCAAGTCCTCGATCGTAGTCTCGCCGATCGACTCCTCGGGAACATAGGTGCGCGGGTTGTTCGAAAGATAAATCCCGTCGAAAGATTGTCTCAGGAGAACGGTGTTGATCCGCTCCAGGTCCATCACCTTGTCAGCCAGGGACTGGCCGATCCGGCGGTGCTGCATCGGGAACGGGCACCAGTCCTCGAACGGGTGGTCGTCCGCGTCCTCCATCTCCTCGATCGAGAAGATGTGGAAGTCCCCGGTCCTCCGGATGTAGAGCAGTTCCGCTATGCCGTCACCGTTGGCATCGTAGGTTAGATAATCCTCGTGCCACCAGATCATTCTCGAGGTGCCGTGGCGCGCACCCACGTTGGCGTTGCGATCCTCGTCCCTGGTCTGCGAAAGCACGTTGTCGTCAACGTCACCGGCGCGGGAGAGGTCGTCGGCGTTGAAACCCTCTTTGACCAGATCGTGCAAAGGACGGAGACGCTTCCTGCCCTTCAGGATCGCATCCGAAATCGTTCGTGCATCGGGCGAGCAATAGAACTCCTCGTTTGGAACGGCGGCATCGCAGAACTTCGGCCCACGCTCCTCCAGTGCCGCGACATTAAACAGCGGGCCCTCCTCGGATTCGCCCGCCTCTTCAGCCTCGATGACCTTCAGGCCCTGCTGCTCAGCAGCCATCAAAGCCATTGCCGATACGCCCTCGAATGTCTTACGCTTGGGCTGCTGCGGCTCGCCGTAGGTCATGGCGATCGCGTTCTTTTCGAGAAGCCCGGCCTTCAGCCAGTCGTGCAGGATCTGATAGCCGTCCTGCTCGTCCATCAGCAGGTGGCGGATCGTCTGTGTTGCCTGATGCGCTAGGTCCGAATTGCGGTGGACGAACTCAACAACGTCATCGCCCGAAACAATGGTGCGAAGGATCGAGATGACCATGTAGTCGGTCGTTTCTGCCGTGTCCCTCGCCACGACCTGGGACCGGCCATCTACCTCGTCGCCATACTTTTCGCCGTTGTAGCGCTCGATCGCCGTGACCCGCTCGTCCTCAAGGGTCTGGTCCTCGCAGCGGTCGTATTCCGCCTTGAGGCAGGCGAGGAGTTCGGGATCGACATCAATCATACGATCCCCTCTTTCGGATAGACGATCTTGCGCGTGCGGTCGCCGGCAACATCCACCGGCTTGCCCATGGCGAAGGTCCGGAATGCGTCTGCAGGATCGCTCGCCCAATCGTGAAGCGGCTTGTCACGGTAGGTGTGGAGCTTTTCATCCCACACCCGGCGATAGGAGCGGAGAGCGTCCACGCCGGGCGCTGTCTTTTCCTTGTCAAAGTAGCAAACCGGCAGAACCTGTCGAACCTCGTTGATGTCGTTCGCCACGCTTTCCGTGCGGGGAACAACGCGAATGTTCTTCAGCCCCAGCGCTGCAGCCGACTCCTTGACCGAACCAAGCATCGTCTCGCTGTCCGCATCATGCGGCATCAGGTGCTCGCCGTAGATGTACGGCTTATCCAGTATCTCTTTGACGTAGCGATCGATCTTGGAGCTTGAGCCGGCAAGGTAGTCAATCACGCCCCAACCCGTACCGTGCCGCTGGACGAACCAGACGGCCGTGGCGTCGTTGCTCCCCAAGTCCCAGGCGGTGTGAACCTGTCGCCCCGGATTGTGCGGGACCGCCCCAATGTGACCATCCTTCTCAAGTTGGTCGATGATCCTTGCGTAATAGGCTCCCGGCAGTCCCGCCGAGAACGAGGTCATGTATTCCTGCTGATAAATCGCTTCGCCATCTTCCTCGCCGCGCTCGGAGATCAGTTCCTTGCGCTCCGTCTCAAGTGTCTCCGGCGAGAAGACGCTGGTTTCGGTGGCCACTAGCCGTTCGGCGAACCACTCATTGCTCGCCCCCGCCATCTCGAACATTCGGTGAGCATGGTTCCGGCCGCGAGGCGTGGTAATGAAGATTGCCCAACCGTTGTTCTCGGCAAGAATGGGCCGAATGAGCGACCAGGCTTGCGGATTGGACAGTGCCCATTCCGAGAAAACCACACCAACGGGCGGAGTGCCCACGAGCGCGTCATAATTGTCCGAGCCGATAACCTGCCACGTGGACCCGCATTTGAAGCGGATCATCATGTCCTGCTCGCGCGTCGTCTCCCTCAGCTCCCTGGGAAACGCCCAGTCGATGCGCTTCTGCCCGGTGTGCGGGTCAACCGCGTCCCAGATGGCTTTGCGCGCTTGGTTCTGCTGAGGCAGTAGGTGCCAGTAAACTCCGATCCTCTCGTGCGCCGCACAGGACGTGAACTGAAGCGCCACGTCGTCCTTGCCGTGCCGCCGCGGCCAAATCGCAATCGCCCGCTTTCCGCCCCCATGCATGTAGCGCCACAGGGGCTGCTGGTAGATTCTCGGTTCCCACTTGTTCGGGAGTAGGATTTGGGTCACGGCTTCTGAACGATGACCACTAGGCCGGAAGCCTCCTCGCCATCCCCATCGACTGGGGCGCGCTTTGGATGGCAGTAGGGCGCTGCGGCCTTGGCCGCCTCAAACCTATCGTCCGGCGAGCGAAGCTCATCGCGAAGGATGCTCAGCATATAGTCAAGAGGTGTCAGCCCTGACGCAGCGATCTGCGCGGCCTTGGCAGCGGTTGCCCTGTTCGGGGTGCCTCTCTTCCGTCCGCCAGTCTTTTTGCCGGCGGCCATCTATCCGGCCTCTACTTTAGACATTGCCCCTCGCTTTCAGCTCCCTTGCGGGTGGGCTGTTTCGGGTGTGATACTGGCGTTGTCCTGCTTCGCCGCTCGTATGAAGGCCCGACGACCCCGGAGCGCACGGCGTTGAGTTGTTAAGACCAACAGGACCATTGAGCCCGCCGCCAGTGGTCGGGCCTTTGGAGATGCGCTCCGCTACTTAGACGGCCTCAAAGCCGAACTTCATTTTGATGCCCGAAGCGGTGTGCGTCGGAGTGCCACCGGTTACGCCGGCAACGTACAGCGAGGCCGAGGATGCGGCGGGCTGAACGATAATGCCGATGTTCTCGATACACGCCACACGGTTGCCGCCGAGGTCTTTCCAGTCGCCCGAGGCAACGGCGATGTGGCCCTGGATGTCTCGCGCCAGGGTGTCCGTGATCGAGGGCGCTGCATTGATCGTGCCAAACGTGTTGTTGGCGCCGCTGATGTAGAGGTCCAGCGCGACACCCTGGTCATCTTCGTCCAGGAGGATAATGCTGGTCAGTTTCATCGGGCGGTTGTTGATGCCCGCAACGCCGGAGATGGCCACGGAATCGAACAGAAGGTCGCCCGAGGTATAGGCCGAGGTGTCGAGGACTGGGGTGACGCCGGCAACGAGCTTCGCGCCGTGCTGGGCGACGAGCAATG